TCGGCGGCTTCCTCGGCAAAAGTCTGTTCGGCAGTGATGACAGTAAGTCTGCAGCGCCGGGTGATGTCACCCGTTCATTGGCCGAGGCCACACCGGCGCCGGTGAGTGCGCCGGTCCTGGCCAAAGCTGTAGAGGCGTCAAAAGCTGAACCACCCAAGGTCGACCAGCAATTCACCTTCTCGCCGACCATTGGGGTGACGGTGCAGGGTGATGTGAAGGATCCGGCGCAGTTGGCGGCCGAGCTCGCCCCACACCTGCAGCGGCAGTTTGACGACTTTGCGCGTCAGGCGGCGGCCCGACAAATGTCTGATGAGCCCCACGTTTAAGGAGGGAAGATGCCCTACATGGAGCAATTGAAATCCGGCTTGAAGAACCTGGTGGATGCCGGCGAGGCGGGGCGGACCAGCGTCGACGGCATGCTGGGACCTCTCAGTGGTGCGGTCAGCGACATGACCGGCGCGGCGACTGAATTGGAGGGGCTTCCCATTGTGGGCCCCGCCATCGGCGCCAAGTTGCAGCGGACATTGGGCGTGATCAATGCGGCGCAGTCCAGGGTTGGGGAGGTCGCTGCCAAATACAGTCAGGCCGTGACTGCCGCCGGGCAGGTGCAAGAGCGTCTGGGCGCACTCAAAGAGCAGGCAACCAAGGCCAGCGCGGCAGCCAATCGCATTGCCGGTCAAGTCAGTCCGTCGCTGGGTAATATCCTGCCCACGGGGACATTGGTGCAGCCATCTATGCCAGGGGCAGAAGCGGTGAAGCCGTTCCCGCATCTGTTGATCCTGCAACCGCTGCAGCCCAATGCCCAACCGTACTACTTCAACCTGGATACCGCGGCCTTCGATGAGCTACGACGGCAGACGTCGTTTCGTTGGGCGGGTCAGGAGCGCCTGACCCGCAGTATCGCCCAGCAGGCGATTGGGCAGGGCGAGGACAAATTGAGCCTAAAGGGCGCGATTTTTCCCGGCCACAGGGGCGGGCTCAAGCAGCTGGACACCTTGCGTAGCATCGGCCGCGCGCTGCAGCCGCTGACCCTTACCACCGGTTACGGCGAGGTGCTGGGCACCTGGTGCCTGCTCAGTGTCGATGAGGAACAGTCGCACCTGCTCGCCGGCGGCATTCCACGTAAACAGACTTTCGGGCTGGAGTTTGTCAGCTATGGCAATGACCTGCAGAACGTCTGACGGAGATCTACTCGATGTCCTCTGTCAGCACTTTTACGGCCATCTTAACGGCAGCGTTGAGGCAGTGTTGGCTGCCAATCAGGGCTTGGCCGACCAGCCGCAACCCTATCGTGCCGGGGTGTTAATTGTGCTGCCGGATCTGCCGGCATCCACCGAGGCACTCATTCAGCTGTGGGATTGATCCCGCTTAATGTGTACTGACGAACCCCGCCCTGTGCGGGGTTTGGCTTTTCTGGAGTCTGGACCATGCAACCCACTTTTCGCCTTGTCGCCGACGGCAAGGACATTACCGCACTGATCAACGATCGGCTGCTGATGTTGCGCACCTCGGACAAACCCGGAATGGAGTCGGACGAGTTCGAGTTGCGCATCGATGATCGCGATCAGGCGGTCGCCTTGCCCAGCCGCGGAGCTCACATTGAGGTGTACCTGGGTTATGTCGGCCAGGCCCTGGCGCGGATGGGGCGCTACACGGTCGATGAGGTCGAGTTGTCGGGACCACCGGATACCCTGGTGATCCGTGGCAAGGCCAGTGACATGCGTGGCAGTGGCAGGACTACGCGCAGTGGCAGTTGGGAGAACGTGCCGCTCCAGCAGATCGTCAGCGACGTGGCCGCACGCAATGGCTGGGAACCAGTATGCCCGGTGACCACCAAAGTGCCGCGCGTCGACCAGCTCAATGAATCGGACTTCCACTTCATCACTCGGCTGGCCAAACAGTACGACTGCACAGCCAAGGTCGCCGAGGGCAAGCTTCTGGTGCTGCCACGCCAGGCCGGTCAGAGCGCAAGCGGCAAATCCCTGCCGACGGTCACTATCAGCCGAGAGAATGTCAGCCGTTACCAGTTCCGTCTCGGCGACAAGTCCACGCACAAGGCGGTGCGGACCAAATCCCAGGACAAGAAAACCGGCGCGCTGCAGGTGGTCGAACTGGACAACAACGATGCGCCGAACGGCCTGCCGCCGGTGCATACCGATCGGCACATCTACCCGAACAAATCCGCTGCCGAGCAAGCCGCTAAGGCGCGCTTGGCCGCATTCAATCGCAGTACCGCAGGGGTTCGCCTGGAAATGGCTGGACGCACCGATCTGTTCGCAGAAATCACCATCAGCGCCCGGGGCTTTAAGGTAGGTCTCGATGGCGAGTACCTGGTGGATTCGGTCGAGCAGTCGTTTACCGCATCCGGCTGGACCACTGCGGTCGAGTGCAACGGCGGCAAGAAAGGCAAGGCCACTGCTAAAGGTAAGAAGAAAAAGGGCCAGCAACAGCTCAAGGTTGTGAATCTCAAATCATGACGGCCGACGTGGCCAACACTGGAGAGTTTTTTATGTCGATCACCGTGCCGCAGGTTCTGCAGATCCTTCCGAACGCCGGCGCTAAAGCCGGCGTTTTTGTTCCTGTTCTCAACACCGCCATGCAGCGTTATCAGATTGTTGGCAGTCTGCGGGTGGCTGCGTTCATCGCCCAGATCGGACATGAGTCTGGTCAGCTGCGCCACATGCGCGAAATCTGGGGCCCGACTCCGACCCAGGCCAAATACGAAGGCAGGGCGGACCTCGGCAATAACGTTCCCGGCGATGGCTATAAGTACCGTGGCCGAGGCCTGATCCAGGTCACCGGCCGGGCCAACTACCAAGAATGCGGCGAAGCCGTCAGTGTGGATCTGATCAATCAGCCGGATCTGCTCGAGCAACCGCAGTACGCCTGTTTATCGGCGGCGTGGTTTTGGGCGAGCAGGGGATTGAACACCCTGGCCGACGCCGGCGACTTCGACAGGATCACCAGACGCATTAACGGGGGCCAGAATGGCGCAGCTGAGCGCAAGGCGCTGTATGCGCAGGCGTTGAAGGTGCTGTCGTGATTCGTCCGGCGTGGAAACTGGTGGGCCTGCTGGTGTTATCACTGGCCTGCGCCGGCGGCGCCTGGCAGGTGCAGGACTGGCGTTACGGCAAGCGACTGGCCGAACAGGCCAGCTTGCATCAGTCCGACCTAGACACTATCAACAACGCTGCCGCCGCCCAGGTTCGCGCCGATCAAGTGAAGCGGCGGGCCCTGGAACAGCGGCTATCGGCCAGCGACCAATCCCACTACAAGGAGCTGAGCGATGCTCAAACCAATCAAGCGCGCCTACGTGATCGTCTTGCCACTGCTGATTTACGGTTGTCAGTCATCCTCGACCAAGGTTCAACCAGTGGCTGCTCAGTGCCAACCGGTACCGGCGCCGGCAGCCTGGTTCATGGAGGCGCACGCGCCCAACTTGACCGAGCGCATGCTCAACGAATTATCGGCATCACCGATGACGGCGACCGGGGATTAATAGCGCTTAGAGCGTGTCAAGCCTATGTGTCGGCAATAAATCAACAGCATGAACAATGATCACTTAAGTTTAGGATGGAATTTAAGAGGGTTGCTGCTCACTGGTCTAATCGTATGTTCGATGAGAGTGTCTTTTCCCAAGGCGAATGCACAATTAGCTAGTGTGAGTGAGAATATCATAACTAGCAAAGACGCAATTTGTTGAGTCGAGATTGTGATAATTTCCGAGCTTAGTCCGATTAACAATGTTCCGAATACTGCTCCTAGGCCCGTTCGCGTGATGGTGAGGAAGCCGGTCCCAACCTCTGCAATGACTTTATGGGTGAACTCAAATATCCACATATTCTTTTCTGACCTAAATCGCACTCCGTATTTAATAAGAAATACTAAGCCGTATGGAGCAATTAAGTAAGCGGAGTATTCGATTAATGGGCCTATGGCAAGAAGTCCTTGAACTATCTCGTCAACATCTTTTTGAGTGTGGCTGAAAAGCCAGAGCGGTAATGCTCCCAAAAGAAAGGCTATAGCCCACTCGCTTGGTAGTTGCCTCAATAGGGCGATTGAATCTTGTTTGAAGTTACTGCGTTTTGTTTTCATTGGCTTTCCTCGAGGACCAGCAATGATTTGATCTTCAAAAAAGAGCGACCGGACTGGATGCGTCAACATCCTGCCCGGTCGCCGTCCCTGCAGACTGTCCCTGCAAGTCCAGCCGAGGCTCTTGCTCCGTGCACAAAGCGCGGCGAGCCTAGCACCTGTTTATATATACAGTAAAGGTCTTGCTTTCTATGTCCACACCTATCATCCCTTGGATGGGCGGCAAACGCCGCCTGGCTGATCGCCTCATTCCGCTTTTTCCGCCACACGAATGCTATGTCGAAGTCTTTGCCGGCGGTGCCGCGCTGTACTTCATGCGTCCACAAGCCGCTCCCGTTGAAGTCCTCAACGACATCAACGGCGACCTGGTGACGCTCTATCGCGTCGTGCAGAACCATCTCGAAGAATTCGTGCGCCAATTCAAATGGGCGCTGAGCTCACGTCAGGTGTTCGAATGGCAGAAGATGACCCGCCCCGAAACCC